TACCAAATGTATGGACATTCTTAATATCAATATCATCTGAACCTACTAAACATAAACGCATATGATAAACTGGACCTGTAGGTTGTTTTGGTTTACCATCCAACCCTAATACATTACTCATTTTCATAACTCATATCTGTTCCATGTTCTTTTAAATTTTTATAAGTTCTTTTATCATAAGACTTACTTGTAAATGATTCACCAATAGGTTCTTGTTTAGTTACTGGTGTTGCTACATAACCAACTTCACCTTGTTGTCCATCATCATCAGCTAAACTATCTATACTTTCAGTATACATTTCATTTAACTTTTCATTGTTTCTAGTTATCTTTAATTTTAAATGGTCTTTCAATGCATCAATTTTAACATGAAGTATTTTATCTAGATGTCTGTTAATACCATACATAGGTAAATCATTCAATGCTGAAATAATTCTGCGAAAACCTCTAGCTCTTTTTTCGAGCTGTGTTATTTGTGTTTCTTTTATCATGAGTAATCCCTCTCTAATATCATTTCAAGATAGTGAATAGCTTTTTCAATATCCTTTGCCTTTCCTTTTGATTTATGTCTACAAATATATTTAATAGCATTACCTTCTGCAAATTCTAAATTATTTTCATTTATAAAATGAGCAGGTTGTATCTTCATTTTAGAATAATGATTCCCACCTACCTGCTTTTCTAGTGAATCATAAGTTGTACCTTTAAACATATCTTTATGTGTCATTATAATGGTCCTCTCTCTTGCATTTCTCTTCTCCTTAAATCTTTTTCACTTGGTTGCAACATAGCATTTAAATCATCTATTGTCAACTCTGGATTTCGTTTTAATTTTTTTACTATCCATTTATAAGACCATGGTTGTAATCTAAATGTATCACCTTGATAGTAATGAGTTTGATTAGGAATAAAACTAAATACATTTTTATAATTAATCTTACTAGCTTCTTCTTTATTCATTAAAGATTGTAGCCATGCAACTAATATATGTCTAGCTTTTCTTCTTATTGGTTTCATTTGTTTTGTATTCATTTTTTTAATTTAATTAATTTAAAATTATTTTCTCTATCAAAATATCTATATGACATTCTAACTGGTTGAAATTTATATACATAATCAAATACAACTGTCTCATCTAATTCTTTACAACTATAAACATCTAACTGTACTAACGCAGGATTGTTTTCATCCCATGAGTGTAAAGTAATATGGGATGTTTCTATTATAGTTACACAAGTTAAACCTCTATTACCTTTTACATCACAATACTTTGCATATGGACCAGCAAGTATTTTCATATCAATATCTCTTATTAAATTTTTAGTCCACTTCCTCATCATCTTTAAATCTTTAGGTGGGTCTAAAACTTCGGCTCTAACTAGCAGGTGTTTGTGTTTTAATTCCATCTGTAAATTCTTTTGTTATATCTTCTACATTAGGTTCTTTAACTACATCAGCTAAGAACACATTCTTATTTGAATATTTAAATACTCTTAAACCTTTACCTTTATTAGAATCTGCATAACATTCAAACTTATGTATACAAAATTGACAACCAACTGGTATAACTTTGTTTCCATTCTTCTCTGTCTTTAATTCATAACATCTTTCAGGTGGTGTATCACTAGCAAGTTTAGTGTTTAAACTTTTTATTAAACTTTTGGTATCAGGTTTAGCTAAGTCTTCTGGTTTATAAAAACATATATCACCACTTGATTTATCAGCAACAAGAAAACCTCCCTTGTTAGTTCCATTAGCTGTTTCATATCCTGATAGCTGGGCATGATATCCAAATGGGTCATCATTAACTATCTCACCATTCTTAAATTTTTTAAAACTAAAAGGTGAAGCAGACTTAACATCACAAATCTCACCATCTACTTTTGCATCTATATGTCCTTTGACATCATCTACTTTAACTTTCATTTGTCTATCTTCTACTTTATGTCCAGCTAATTCTGTTAAGTATAAAAGTAAATGTTCAATGATATGTCCATATAAAAATTTTAAATTATTACTTGAATCATATTCTTTTGTTTCTTTAGGAGAATATTTATCATACCATAATTGTCTTGCAGGTTTACCTAAGATACTCATTCTTAGAATACCATTATACTTTTCTTTTTTAGGTGGATTGTTCCATGCAATCATAGCTTCCTTAACATTGTTAAGAAAGTCATTCATGTTCTCTTCTGTTATAGGTGCAGGTTTACCATTAGATATATCAGCAATTAATTTTTTAATATCAGTTGCTACTGTATCAATGTGTTTCTGCCCAGTTGTTTCCAATTCTGTATTCTCCATTTAAATCACATCTAAGTTTTAATTTTTTACCAGCATCTATAATTGATTGTACTGCTAGTCTACCAAACTCTTCTGCCTTTCCTTCCTCAACTTCATATTGAAACTCATCATGTACATTAACTACAGGATAAGCTTTGATTCGTTTATTTATAACATATTGTTCTAGGAGTGTCAACGCAACCTTCATAACTATTGCTCCTGCTCCTTGTAACAAGCTGTTTAGGGCTGCGTGGGGGTGTCTGATGATGATTTTTCTTCCATCAAGTCCTTTGAGCCATCTTCTGTTAGACTTAGCAACTGCATCCACTTTTTCTCGTAGATGTCTAAGACTTGGTGTTGCTCTAAGAAACTTTTCTTTAACTCTTTCGCCATCTCTTTCCGAACCTCCAATGATGCTTCCGATTTTTTTTGACCCTGCTCCATAGATGAAGGCATAGATAAAAGTCTTCGCTGCATCTCTTGTTTCCAAACCAGCAGCAACTTTATTTGCTGTGTGTATATCTCCATTAATAACTTCATTTGTATATTCCTTATCGTTCATGTAGTGTGCTAACATTCTGATTTCTAAACCAGATGCATCAACTCCTACTAATTTAAATCCTTTATCTACTATCCATAATCCTCTACATTCTTTTCCATAAGGTGAGTACACAGCAGGAATCTGAGCCATGTTGGGTGCTTGATGACTCATTCTTCCAGTAATAGTACCATTGGTAATTACTTTACCATGTACTCTCCCATCTTCCTTAATTGCTTCTACCCAGGAGGAAACTTGGGCAATCCTTTTTTGAAGCATTAAGAATTTGTTAATTAATTTAGCTTCAGGTATATTAGTTATCTCAGATAAAACTTTTTCATCTACTATAACATGACCTTTGTCTGTTCTCTTCTTTGGTTTCCAACCAAGCTTCATTAGTCTTTCACCTATCTGTTGTCTTGAACCTAAATTAAATTCTTTATATTTAACTTTAGTAAAGGGTACTCCTTTTACATAACCTCTTGCTTTGTTATTTGATTTAGGAATAAATGTTTCTTCTATCTTTAATGGAGGAAATGTAGCCCTAACTTTAGTTTGTAATTCATTCATGTCTTCTTGAAACTTAGCTTGAAGTGCATAAGCATTTACTATATCAATTTTAAATCCTCTTTCATGTTGTTTCTGTATTATCTTTGCAACTTCATGTTCAAGTTCAACTGAATAACCAAAATCTTTTATTCTTGTAATTAAAAATTTATATAACCTTTGTGTTAAGTCAACATCATTCCTACAATACTTTAACATTTCTTCACTAAAGAAATCAAATTGTTCAAACTCTATTTTACTTTGACCTAACTTAGTTCCCCAGTTTCTTAATGAATGTCCACCATCTATCATTGGATTTAATAATCTAGATAGTACAAGTGTATCTGTTATCTTAACATTCTTAAATAAATCATAACCAAAAAATTTATTTAATACTGGTATATCAAATCCAATTATATTATGTCCAATAACTTCTTCAGTTTGTTTTATAAATTCTTCAAACCTATGTAAATTATTTTCTTTGAATTGATAAAATGTATCTTCATGTTTACAAACAATACACCACACTTTATCTGCAGTCATTGTTGTTTCAATATCAAATACAACTTTATTAAAAGTCACTTGCCTGTACCTCAACTAATCTTCCAGTATCATTATTGTATCTTAGATTACTACATGGTCCAGTCAATCCAGAAAATCTATTCTTTAATACTCTAACTCTAGTAGTACTTCTAATTTCTGGGTCATCATTTTGTGCATCTCTTTCAAGACCTATTACAATATCACTTAGTTGTCCTATACTTGCTGAACCTCTTAATTGTGATAGTGATGTTGCTGCTCCCTCTTCATGTCCTTTGCCATCTGGTCTTCTCAAATGAGACACAACCATCATAGCAACACCAGTCTCTTGAACAAGAGTTCTAAGTCTAGTCATGATTTCATCTAATGCTCTTCTCTCATCACCATGACTTTGGTCTGATACAATAATACTAACATGGTCTATAACAATATATTTACAGTCTAAACCTTTAGCTAAGA